ATATCACACCATTCATCACTCATGCTCGTAATGAGAAGGATCCATTTGAGACACACTACATGGAACCTCAATATGACAACAGAGATTTTGAAGGTCAGATGGTAGAAACTCAAAAGGTAGTAAAGAACTGGCCGTGGGAATCTTGGTATGATGATAGAACATATACTAATTCAGATGGTGAAACTGTTCGTGCCTTTGAAGATGGTCAAGATATGACCATTAGAACAATGGAAATGATGGGTGATGGTGTCCCCGATAATCCAGGAGCAGAACTCTGGCAGAAACCAGTAAGAACTGGTGACACTAAAAACTATAGCACCAGTCTTGGGTTATCTGCAACAATTTCTTTCCCACTTGATGGTGGATTACAAGAACGTTGTAAGACAGCAGCAGATACTCAAATACAAATGCAACAACAATTGATTGCTAATAAAAGATTAGACTTTGAGATCGCGAGACTTAAGAATTGTGGTGAACTCATGCAAAGGGGAATCAGTTTTCACCCCAGAAGTCCTTACTTTAAAATATGTGCTGACGTAGTAGTTAATAATGTCAATACTGTCAAACAACATCGTCACTCTATCCCTTCGGCTTCAGTGCCGAACGTAGGATCTTTATCGCCCGGTTCCTATCCCGTTGCTCCGACTTCCTCTCAGACGCAGACAATACCGGGGGCTTCTTACCCCGTAAGGTCGCAATCTTCTTCACAACCTTCTTCGTCACAGGTTTCACCACTTTTAACAAAAGATCAGCAAGAGGCTTTGCAAGCAGTGCAGAGGTCGTCGCAACTACAGCAATAGATGCAGTAACAGTTACGGCACCTGGTGATGGTAAGTTAGCAACAATTTGATCTGGTATATTTAAATTCTCAAATACAGGGAGACATTCTTTTCCTACTGTCTCATACCTGACTATCTTTTTATTGTTTTCTAATACCTTTCCTACAGGATTCTTTAATTGTTGCTCTCTTGTAGGACACTCTGATATTGCATCATCAGTCTTAGGAGGTGCTGGAGTTTCAGGCGTCTCTGGTGGTTTTGCTTCTGGTGCTTTATATGGTGGGGGTGGTTGAGATGTTGTTGTCATCTCTAATCTGCGTGGATCGTAATCAACTGGATAAAAGCTTGGAGTTCCAGCATCACAAAATGTCTGGACACCATCCTTATCATCATCCTTTAGTGTTTGATTCTCACTACTATCCCTATGAGACTCGACACATCCAGGTATGTTAACAATAGGAACACCCACCTGTGAAGTCACGGGTGGGTAAACTGGTAGTGCCTGTGGAGGATTAACCATCCAATCAGGCAGTACATTAATATTCAAATCGCGAATGTCACTAATATGAATACTATTATTGGGGATAACAATCTCAGGTATATCCATCAGAAAGGAAGTCCACCTCCACCCATAGGAAGAGATCCACCAGTAGCAGAAGGAAGTTCTGGCATACCAGCATCCATCATTCCAGGAAGTTGTCCTGCGATTGCTTCACCAGCAGCTGCTGCAATTTGATTCTTTGCGTTCTCAATAATAGAATCCTTATTGAGATATAGTGCAGTACCGCCTCCGACGATACCAGCAGTTCCAACAAAAGAAAGAACTGCTAGGACATTAATTACTTTTTGCATTTTTACTTTTCCTAATTAAAAAGTATATAGTTTACAACTAATCTTTCCAACCACCAGACTTTAACCAATCATCATGATATGGATTTTTCCAACCTGAACTAATATTGTAGGATGGCATAATCACTTCCTGAATATACCTCCTATTTTCTTTTGCAATATTCAAACTTTGTGTCTCTAAGTTTTTCACTCTACTATCAACTGATGATGCCCACCAGACAGCACCAGCACCTTGAACTAACAAGAATGATACAATCGCAAAAGGAATCTTCAAGTCTTTCATTCTAATAACGTACCATGCTCTCTACGAATTACGCGAAGTGCTTCCAAGTTCATATCCTTAGTGCCTCCATCATAGGCATGAGCATATCCTTCAGTAATCATTTGCTCATTCAATGATACTTCTGCGTCTCCAATATACAACCAACCAAGAAGGCGACCATACTTACCTTGACCACCAACTAACTCAGTTCTGACAGATAACTCATCTTCACCAGCAATAGCACCTTCTAGTTTTTCTTTCATCCAGTTGGTTGCTTCGATCCCAAGTGCTTTCTCTTCTAGATTTCTGGTCCTCTTCTCTGGCGTATCAACGCCTGCAACTCTAACTCTTTCTTTCTTGTATAGATCAAACCCAAGATCAATGGTGACATCGATAGTATCGCCATCAAGAACACGATTAATCTCCGTTACTCGAAAGTTGTAGCAGCTCTTTCTGCTGGGTGGTGTCATAGCTCCCATGTTTTAACTCATAAAAGGCAGTTCTCATTATGTATAAAATATAATAACCGGTGCCTAACAAAAGTATAATAACACACCATATCACACTCCATACTGGATCGTTGAAGTTTTCATGTGTTCTTAGTATTAGATTCACTTGTGCCCCCTCTCAAAGGGTTGCCAGTGTTGCCATCCGTGTTCATGGATCAGTTGCATTCCTATCACTGGTACAACTATTAAAGCATAGCAAAGACCTCCTAAGAAGAGGCCATTGTTCATTAGCGAAGAGATCATTTTTCTCTTAAAACTCTATAATCTATATTAGATGTGGAGTGTGTTTAAGACAACTATTTGTTAGGATTTCAAGTCTTTTTTAGGTTCAACCGCAGAGATGACTAGTGGGGCTTGTTCTACTCTGATTATCTGTGCTGGTGCTGTCTCTTTGGCAGCATCAATAAGTTCTTTTAAATCAGCCTTGGTGATTCCACCACCAGCACCTTGTGCTTTGTAGGTTCCATCTCCATTTTTCTTTGCTGCCTGAACACCAAAGGTTGCAAGAACACCAGTAAATACAGATGCAATAAAAGTAGGATCTAACTTCTGTTCGGGAATACCAAGAGCAGGAGGAAGTTGTATATAAGCTAGAGTGAGTATTCCGCCACTCCAAACAAGGATACCAAGTCTAACAAAGGTAGACAGAATAGCTAGTTGTTCTTCTTTATCATCTGCTGCCTCTTTTAGTTTATTGAGGATACCTTTCTTTTTTGGATCTTCCTTCTTAATTTCTTCTGGATTATTTTCCATTAATGGTTCTGGTGTGGCACCAGTATTTAGAAAAAAAGGACCCCTTATTGGGATCCTTGGTATGCGGGAACCATCATGCCCCCGTCCATATCGTTATCGTCATCTTCCTCTTCTACCATCAATAACATGAAGATTAGAGGAACCAAACAAAATAAGATTGTTTGTTCGATTGCCATTTAGTTCCTACCAGATTCCCGGAATGATTTGACCTGTAGTTGCATAACTGCCGATAGCAGCGATGACTCCGAGCATTGCTGCCCAACCGTTGATGCGTTCTGCGTTTTCGTTCATGATTCCTCTCCTGTTTGTGTGATTAGTGATGCGCCCACGAAGGACGCAAATAGTATACCAGATAATACCAGTAATGTCATCAGATAAGTCCGAAGAAAATGTTACCAGTCAATGAGTATGAGAAGATAGCAAAGAAGAAACCAATCATCGCGGCACGACCATTGAGTTTCTCTGCCTTTTCTGCATAGGATTCATAACCGTATCTTTCAGCATCACTTTTGGAAACATACATGGTAGGTTCCTTGGCAAACAAATTTTGTTGGCCTCTTTCATTAGTAGTTACAGTCATAAATCTTTTTATGTTAAGTTATGTTATATTATATATGTTTTCTTAACATTTGTCAATATTTGTAGCGGTAGGGTTTCTACTACCAATCTCTATTGTACGTGCATTTCTTTGGATGCTTGCTGCACCACTGCAAGACATACGAGTCAGCATCCACTTCCATGGAGTAGTGAGCATGGTTATGAAGCATCCCTATAAGAACAAGTAATGTGATAGTAATCAGATTATAATGGAAGGCAGGATGAGTAATGAGTTTTGTAAAATAATTTCTCATAAAAAAGGGGGATGCCGTCGCACCCCCAGTATAACATCTAGATGTCTATGTGTCTACAAGATCAGAAGTTATACTTCACACCCAACTTACCACCCAGACCGAAGTCATCATCGTCTTCAGCGGTCAGGAAGGACATCTCACCATAGACTCCGATAGCATCACCAACAGGAACGCCAACTCCTACTTTACCAGAGAACTGGGTGTCAGTGTCTTCGCCATCAACAGCGACGATTGCTGGACCAGCCTGAACATAGTAAGAAGAATTACCCAATTCTCCTTCAAAACCTACGTGCAGATCCGTCGTTGCCGCGGTGTAGTCATCTCCGACCCAACCGGCATTGGTTTCTACGTTAACGTAGGGACCTGCAAGGGCAGCGCCTGCGGACATGGACAGAGCAGCGGTTGCTGCGAATACAGATTTAAACATTTGTTTTACCTTTTTGTCTCGTAGAGTTTAACCTACGGATGTAAAGAGACTCGACTCGTCTCTGTTTGTTTGAACTACATGCCCCTAACCTAAGTTTGCGAGGGTAGGGCACTGTTGAAAAAATCTTGTGAGGAATTACCGTCTCACAAGTCTATTTATTGTATCATAAAACTACGAACCCGTCAATCTTGGTTCGGTTGATGTGAAGATCCTGATACTCTACCAAGATATGGATCATAATCCATCAGTTCATCGATACTCATCTGTGCTCCCTTCTGTGACCAGAAGTTAAACTGAGCATCAAAGTTACCCTTGTGGAAGGCATCAACGTGTTCTGGATGGATACTGCTACCCAGTGGGATGTGATATAGAAGGAGAGGGAGAGCGTAAGTGTTGCCTGAGTTATACAGAAGATCATCTGCAACTGGTCTTGGTCTTACTCCGTTATCCAGTTTGTATTTCTCACCACGACAATGAAGACGAATCATCTTCTCTGCATGGTGTCTTGTGATTAGATAACAAGCAGTAGAGAACTCATTTA